CCTGCGAGATAGGCAAACGCAAGCGGGCGCTGCTGACCCTGGAATGGGACATCATCCCCGGCAGCGATGACGTGCGGGCACGCGAGGTGGCGGAAAAGGTCCGGGCCATGGTGGACATGATGCCCGGCGTGGAGGACATGCTGCTGGACATGGCCGATGCCATCGGGCATGGCTTCGCGGCGCTGGAACTGGAATGGGGCATGGTGGACGGCTGGCATATCCCGCAGGCCCTGACCTTCCGCCCGCAGTACTGGTTCCAGTGCCTGTGGACGGACCGCAACCGCCTGCGCCTGCGCGACGGCAGCGCCGAGGGCGCGGAGCTGTGGCCCTGCGGCTGGCTGGTCCACACCCACAAAAGCAAGAGCGGCTGGCTGCCGCGTGCGGGCCTGTTCCGTACCGTGGCCTGGGCCTACCTGATCCGGGCCTATGCCCTGAATGCCAATATCGCCTACACCCAGATCCACGGCCTGCCCCTGCGCCTGGGCAAATACCCGCCCGGCTCCACGGCGGAGGACAAAAGCGCGCTGCTGCATGCCCTGCGCTGCCTGGGGCAGGATGCGGCGGGCATCATCCCGGCGGGCATGGAGGTCATCTTCCAGACGCCCACGACCACCACCCAGGACATCCCCGGCCAGCTGGTGACGCGCTGTGAACAGGGCATGAGCAAGGCCATCCTGGGCGGCACCCTGACCACGCAGGCCGACGGCAAAACAAGCACCAATGCCCTGGGCACCATCCATAACGAGGTCCGGCGCGACCTGCTGGCGGCGGATGCCATGCAGCTGGCCGCCACTCTGACCAGCCAGCTGCTGGCCCCGCTGTGCCTGCTTAACCTGGGCATCATGGACCGCAAAGTGCTGCCCTACTGGCGTTTCGACACGCAGGAGGCCGGGGACCTGGCCCTCTATGCCGATGCCCTGCCCAAACTGGCCCCATACATGAAGATAAGCCGCCAGTTCGTCCACGAGCGCCTGAAATTGCCCGTGGCCCTGGACGAGGGCGACGTTTTCCGCGCCGAAGGGCAGGACGAGGACGGCAACGACGACCGGCCCGGCAGGCAAAATGCCACCGCGCGCCTGACGGCCCCCGCCCGGACGGCTCCTGTTGAGGATGACGCGAAGGAAGACGACACCGGGGACGACGGGGCAGGACAGGACGCTCTGGACGACATGGGCGACAGCGCGGACGCTGCTCTGGCCGAGGCCGCCGGTGCCCTGCTGGGGCCGCTTTTTGCCGAGGTGGCCGCAGGCCTTCCCCCGGAGGCGCTGGAAAAACGGCTGGCGGACCTGTACCCCACTATGGACGCCACACAGCTGACGGACCTCCTGTCCCGCCTGCTGTTCGTGGCACAACTGGAAGGACGCAGCCGTGAAGAAGGACGCCATTGATCTGACCTACGCCCTGACCCTGCCACCGGAAAAGGCAGTGGCCTATTTCCGGCGCAAGGGCCGCCGCGTCTCATTCGACTGGCACAGCATGTGGAAGGAAGCCCACGCTACGGCCTTCACGGTGGCCAACTGCGCCAAGCTGGACGTGCTGCGCGACCTGCAACTGGGCATCCGCACAATGCTGAAGGAAGGGAAAAGCGAGCAGTGGTTCGTGCGGACGCTGGAGCCGGTCTTGCGCGCCAAGGGCTGGTGGGGGCCGCGTGATGAAGTCAACCCGCGCACGGGCGAGGTCATCACGGTGCAGCAGGGCAGCCAGTGGCGTCTGGGCCTCATCGCCCGCCAGAACGTGCAAAACGCCGTCAATGCCGGACGCTGGCAGGAGCAGTGGGACAACAGGGAAGACCAGCCGTTTTTGCGTTATGTCTCCCTGAATGACGCCCGCACCCGCCCCGATCACCGCGCGCTGCACGGCAAGGTCTTCCCCCTGGAAGACCCCTTCTGGCAGAGCCATTACCCGCCCAACGGCTGGAACTGCCGCTGTTATGTGCAGGGCGTGAGCGAGGCCCGCCTCAAACGCCGGGGCTGGAAAGTCGAACGCTCGGAAGGAAAGATCATCTCGCGTGAGATACGCATACGCGACCGGCGCAGTGGCGAGGTAACGCCCCGCAGCGTCACAGGCTATGCACTGGGGCCGGGGCGCGTTGTCTGGACGGATGCGGGCTTCGACTACAATGCTGGAGCCGTGTCCCTGGCGGACAACATCCTGCGCGAACGCATCCGGGGCCTGAAAGACCCGGCCCTGTACGAGCAGGCCCGGCAGGCCTTCAACAACAGTACGGCCCGGCACGAGGGCTTCGCCGCCGTGGTGGAGGGATGGCAAAAGGACAAGACCCCTCGCAAACGCACGGCCATCCTGGGCCTCATGCGCTGGCAGGAGCTGCTCCATGCCCGTGCCCAGGGGGCGGATGCCAGCGGTGTGGTGGTCTTTGCCGATGACCGTCTGCAACATGCCGGGCGCGGTATCCATCAGACCAAGGGCACCGCCGTACCGGATGCCGTCTATCCGCAGCTGGCCGCCCTTTTTTCCCGGCCCGAGGCCGTCTATTGGGACGAGGCGCACGAGAACCTGCTCTATCTATTCCCCGACCCGGAGGACGGCTGGTGCCGCATCATGCCCGTCAACGTGCCGGGCACGGACAAAAAGAAACAAAAAAAGCTGGGCCGCCATGATGGCGTGGCCAGCTTCTACCGCCTGGAACGCAGTAACCTGCATCGCGGGCGCAAACTGCAAAAAATCCGCTGACCGTTGCCGCCGGGATTTGAACCCGGATACCGGCCCCCTTTTGCAAGGAGGGCGCGCGTTACCAGCTTACGCGTACAGCAGCAGTCAGCGGAAAATCTCTGTAGCACAGGATAGCCATGATCCGCATAGATGTAAACATCGACGACGACCAGCTCATGGACGGTCTGGCCGCGCTGGCCCGGCAGGGCGAGGACGCCAGCCCCATCATGCGGGGCCTGGCCGGTGTCATGCGTTCCGCCGCCGAGGATGCTTTCGACCTGGAGCGCGACCCCGTCACCGGGGCCGCCTGGCCGCCTCTCAACGCGGCGTACAAAAAAAAGCGGTACGAGGACGGCTATACGGGCAAGATATTGAGCCGCACGGGCAAGATGCAGCAGCATTTGAGCGTGCGCCACGGCAAGGACTTTGCCCTGGTGGGCGTGAGCGCCCCCTATGCCGCCGCGCACCAGTTCGGCGCGCGCACCAGGGCGCACATCATCCGTGCCAGCGCCAAAAGAGCCTTGTCCTTCTACGGCCGCAACGGGCGGCTTGTCGTCCGCAAGGCCGTGCGCCATCCCGGCAGCCGCATCCCCCCGCGCCCCTTCCTGGGCGTGGGCGAGGACCACAAGGACGAGATGCGCCAGCTGATCGTGCGCCACCTGCGCAAGGCCGTGCGGGGCGCATGACCGCGCTTCAGCCGTTGCGACGAAGGAAGCTACGGATGAAGACAGCAATGCGTTACGCGGCAGGACAGCCAGCGAAGTCGCTGTCGCTATCCGTAAGCCCGCTGGCGCGGGCAACGGCTACCGCAAGCCGTCCGTGTGCCGTGTTTCTCTTCCGGGCGGGCCATCGCCCACGTTTTTCTGTTTCTGAAAATCTAACGCCCCTCTAACGCCCACCACACGCCCGTAAGGCATCCTCTTCCAACCAGCCACGGGGATAGTTGAAGCGCTGAACAACTTCGACCTTTTTTCCCCGCATGCGTCCCGTACAAGAGACGCATGGAACGCCATCATTCCTCCCCTCATACCACCGGCCCGGCTGTTGCCCTGACCCTGTCCGACACCGACGGACAGGGGCAGGCCCCGGGTCGCGCTCTGCTGTCGATGCCCGTAGCTTCCTTCGTCGCAACGGGCACGGCCCTTCAGGCCGCCTCCGGTCGCATCCAGCTTTTCCCTGCGGGCACGTTCGCTGCCCGCGACGGACGGCCCGGCAATCTGCGGGGCGTCAACGCCACATCCTGGCGTCTGACGGCCCAGGATGCCGAGGCTGTCATCGCCCACTGGCAGCGCACCGCCACGCCGCTGGTGGTGGACTACGAGCACCAGACACAGCTTGCCGCGCAAAACGGCCAGCCAGCCCCGGCGGCGGGCTGGATCACCTCCCTGGAATGGGAAGAGGGGCGCGGCCTGTTCGCCGGTGTGGACTGGACGGACAAGGCCCGCGCCCACATCCGTGCCGGGGAATACCGCTATATCAGTCCCGTTTTTGCTTTCGACCGCCAAAGCGGCGCGGTGCTGCGCCTCATTTGCGCGGCCCTGACCAACCATCCCGCCCTGGACGGCATGGACGCCGCCAGCGCAACCTTTACCCCCTACGAGGAACCGCCCATGAAACAGATCCTTGCCGCCCTCGGCCTGCCGGAAACGGCGGACGAGGCTGCCGCCCTGGCCGCCCTGACCGCGCTGCGACAGGAGCGGGACAGCGCCAAGGCCCAGGCCGAGGCCGCTCCCGACCCGCAAAAATTCGTGGCCATGGCCACCTTTTCCGCCGTCCAGCAGGAGGCCGCCCAGCTGCGCGACGAACTGACGAAACTGAAAAACGAGGCCCGGGCCGCCGCCCTGAAGGACGACATCGAGGCCGCCCTGAAAGACGGCCGCCTGACCGCCGCCACCAAGGGCTGGGCCGAGAGCCTGGCCAAAACGGCCCCCGATGCCCTGAAAGCATTCCTGGCCACCCAGCCGCCCGTGCAGGCCCTGACCGGCACCCAGACCGGAGGCAGGACCCCGGCGGGCGACAAGCCCGGCACGGTATCCCTGACCGCCGAGGAGCTGCATATCTGCGAGCGCCTCGGCCTGACCCACGAGGAGTTCATCGAGGCCAGACAGGCCACGAAGGAGGAATAAATGCCCATCGTCACCGACAGCATCCTGTCCGGTCTGCGTACCGGATTCAATGCCGCGTACAAACGCGGCGCGGGCCGCGCGCCCGGCCACTGGCAGAAGGTCGCTACCCGAATCCCCAGCACCAGTGCCAGCAATACCTACGGCTGGCTGGGCCAGTTCCCCAAACTGTCCGAATGGGTGGGCGACCGCGCCGTCAAGGACATGAAGGAGCACGGCTACGTCGTCACCAACAAGCTCTATGAAGGCACCGTCGGCGTGAAGCGCACCGACATCGAGGACGACAACCTGGGCATCTACGCGCCCATGTTCGAGGAAATGGGCTACGCCGCCGCCACCCATCCCGACGAGCTGGTCTTCGGCCTGCTTGGCAAGGGATTTTCCACCAACTGCTACGACGGTCAGTTCTTCTTCGACAAAGACCACCCCGTGGCCGTCAACGTGGACGGCACCGGCGGCAATGCCACGGTGTCCAACCTCATCGACGCAGCGGAAAGCCCAGAGAGCAAGACGCCCTGGTATCTGCTGGACGTGTCCCGCACCCTCAAGCCGCTGATCTTCCAGGAGCGCACCAGCCCGGAACTGCAAACCATCACGGACGCCCGCAA